TGAATCCGTCGACAGCTGCCCCGCTGCCCCAGAAAACCCCATAAATCGGGGCTTCCAGCCTTTCCCTAAGCTTGCTAGACCAGTCCTTTCCAGGAAACCCGACTAATGTAGTCACCAGCCCTCTTTACCTTCAGGCTCTGACGATATAGCTTTCCCTACTGGCAACATGCCAACTCAAGGATTGCTTAGAGGTAGGGATGACCCATCGTAGCAAAATCTCACCTATCGAAGATCTCATCTTTATTTCAAGCCGCCTTTCATGGTTGGCAATTTTTCTTATGCCTTTTGCAGCTTGGCTTTGCCCCACTTTCTTGCCTGTAGCCCGACACTATCAGTCATCAATACGAAACTAGCTAATTAATAATGACCGAACAAGCGCCCCACAACTTATCTATATTTTTTATTTCTGCAACGCACAGCTTAAAGTACGCCAACCAAAAAACAACCAACTTAAATTTTCGCATTTTTCATTTTGGTGAAAAAATTGATTAGGTCACATTACTTTTTAGGCAAAGACTTAAAACTCTACTCAGGCGAAGTAGACGAAAACCGAAACATATTCACCATAATTATTGGCAAGAATGGCGCTGGAAAAAGCCGCCTACTTCATGACTTAGTAATTAAAAGTCGTCACGCATATAAAAAATCCCCCAAAAAAGATGACCTATTTAGCAACGACTTCAATGCAAACAAATTCCCATCAAATATAATTGCACTCTCTACAAGCCCATTCGATAGATTTCCACTCCCTCACTGGGAAGACGCTGATGACTTCTATCACTATCAAGGGCTACGGGGCCTATATAGCTCTAATCTTAGCCTTTCGTTCATGACTAGAATTATTGGAGGCTTGATAAGATCACTATACGCAAGCGCCGGCCGGGCTGACACTATATTGAGCGTCCTTGACTATCTTGGCTATAACCAAGTATTTGAGGCCAGATTTGAAACTAAAACATCGCCCTCAACATTTGAGAGGATTGCTTCCGCTGAGAATCTACGCGAAGAAATTTATGAGATCGCTCGTGGTAATGGCAGATACGGCATTGAAATAAGAAGACTACTCCGCAACATCGAAGAACTGGACCATGATCGTCAGCATAAATTTGTCGACAGCGTAAAGTATTTTTTAAATACCTTTAACGGAAAGAGTTTCACTATTGGCGTATCAACTGACGGTATAAAATCTAGAAATGGAGGCTTTGAAGTAGGCCCGGAGATTGCGGATCTGATGGAGTTTGGAATCATAAAACTTCGAGATATCGGCCTCCACAAAAAGAAAGATGGATTGATTTTTCGAATTAGCGACGCAAGTTCTGGAGAGCAATGCGTATTGATGGCTATGCTTGGAATAGCATCTCGTATATGCAACAACTCTTTAATCTGCATTGATGAGCCAGAAATCTGCCTGCACCCTGAATGGCAAGAACGATATATCAATCTTCTAATTGATACATTCAAAGATTTCAGCGGATGCCACTTCATAATAGCAACGCACTCCCCGCAAATTGTATCCAGGCTGGATGATACAAACAGTTGTGTTGTAGATTTGCACAGCGGAAGAACGATAGGTTCAGCCTCTTTCAACAAAAGGTCTGCTGATTTCCAACTAGCTAGTTTATTTCGCGCACCAGGCTATAAAAACGAATATTTAATGCAGGAGCTTTTGAGCGCACTCACAACCATCTCTACAGGTAAACATCTAACCCCTGATAGGCTAAAAACCTTTAACGACCTCTTAAAGTTAAAGCCCAAACTAGATGACTCAGACCCGGTTCTTAGTCTGTTCATTCTTCTTGAAGAAGGGTTAGAGGCCTTGAAAAGTGTCTGAAAATTGTAAGGCGTTTTTGCCCCCTGTACCTTACAGCCCGACCTCCCTTGAAAAAATTAAATCCTTTAACAGTCTGCCGGCGTCTCAAAAAGTTGGCAGTTACTGGGACAACCTTGATGATACTTTGCTTTCGGATTTAAAAAAGGAGATAAAACAACACTACCTGGCTGCGCAAGATTTTAGATGCGCCTACTGCAAGCAGAGGCTTGAGGTTAAACATGGTGGCACCTGGGATACAGACCATATTATCCCCAAGGATAGCCACCCTCAGTTTATGTTTGAACCTGAGAACCTTTGCGTTAGCTGCAAGGATTGCAACTCCATAAAGTCCAATAAAGCCGTCCTGAAGAGACAAAACAGGAAAAGATTTACGCGAACAGGCAATGACTATTTAATTTGCCACCCTCACTTCCACAATTATGAAGCACACATTCGAGTTATTCGAGAGGCATCTTTATACCTACCAAAAACCCCGGAAGGTATAAAATTAATTGAAATATGCGGACTATTAAGATTTATCTTGAAATTTGCAAATCATGACTACAACGATGAAAATATTGGAGCACAGGTACTTGAGATAAGTACAGAACTTGCTGCTTGCAGGGATCCCTCCGAAAAACTTGTACTAATGAACATCATCCGTACATTAGTAGACGAGGGACTTCGAAAAGCCGCGTTGGCTGCCATCAAATCTCGGACAGCTAAATAACCAGCCTACTGGTCATCATTTTATAAATCCACCAACACAGGAACCATGCTCATCTAGCGCTCTTAGATGGTGACTTTTTCTATCAGAATCTTCTGATCTGCAGAAGCATTCACTATATGCATCTTCCGGTGGCAGTTAGGGCAAAGCGCAACGGTGTTCTCCACCGTGTCCGCCCCACCATTCGCCAGCCACTCGATATGGTGGGTTTCCAGATAGGGGCTACCGTCCTTCCGCTTAAACGGTGCCGGCTCTCCACATAGCTCACAATGGCCTTTGGCTCGACGTCTTGCATTCTCGGCGACCCATGCCGAGCGCTGATGCTGAGTGGCGCTAACGGTGCGCGTTCCTACCTTTGCCTGCCCCTGCTGCTTGGCCAGTTTCTCGACTTCGGTGTCGCTTAGGTAGCGAGCTTGTTTCTCTTTAACCTGGTCCAGCGCTTTCAGCGTGGTATCAGGTATCTCAGGCAAGCTGCCTGCCTTCAACCGCAACGGGAACACCCATACCGGTCGGTTGTTGCCCTCTGCATCTAGCTGCTGCTCTTGATAAGGCTTGCCGGCCAGAACAACTTCACCGATGTAGGTGTATACGCGCTTGGTGAAAACCTCGAACAGATGGACCGCTACGCCGTTGGTAGGCGATTCGTTCAGCGTCCTGTTCTGATTGAATTCAAGCGACTGGGGGCCAACCTGCCCCATGCCGGTGTAATGCAGCACGTCGTTTATCCAACGATCGTCATACACCGACTCGACATGGTTCGAGACGATAACCAACGTATTGGTGCGCTTGGACCGGCGCATGCCACCTTGTCCGCTGCAAAGAAAGGTCGCTGTGAGCTCGTCATTATTGAGCGTTGCGCCAGGTACTGGCGGCATGAAGCTAGCCATACGTGCGGATGATCTCTTCGGCAATCGGAATGTCTGCGGGGGCTAATTCATAGCCCAGCAGTTCATTAGGCGGGACCCACTCAGCCAGATCGTGCACCTGGAGCTTGAGAGCGGTAGACCGCAGCTCGACCACCACTGCAATCAACTCGATGGTGCCGCCCGGGTATGTGTAGATAGACGTGGTGAGGATCTCGCCGGCATCCGATTCGACGCCAAGCTCTTCGTGCAGCTCACGGATGATGCAAGCTTGAGGGGTTTCGTCAGCTTCAAGCTTTCCGCCCGGGAACTCCCACATGCCCGCTAGCTTCTCGCCTGGGGCTCGGCGAGTGATCAGGATCTTTCCGTCCTGGTAAATGACCGCGGCGGCCACTTGGCGTCCCATACCTCTACTCCTTGCCGCTATTCCTTCGGGCGTACCAGCGCCTAGCTACTTCCTGGGTAATCGCTATCCCGCGGATGGATTGGCCAAGTTTCGGTTGGCTTCGTCGAATTCGGGACTGGTCTGCCCTATCTCTGGCGCAATCTCACCACTGACCATCCACCAGCGATAGCTCGGATACAAAGCGCCCAGTGCTTCGATCTCGTCCGTACTGATCCGTACATCCTTGTTGTAGAGCACCGTTCTCCATCGATTCGAGCCAATCGGCGTCTCTCTCACGAGCCGATCCATGCCAGCCATAGAGGCAACCGTTCTAACGCGCTCGTTTATCGTGCCCATTTCGTATAAGTATTTTGATCAAATAGTTTGAATTTTAAGAAAGCAATTCATATGCTTTGTTCAAATATTTTGACTCAAGTATCTGAGTCGAACGTTTGGACGAGTATAGGGCAAAAGCTATGGAACAGTCTGGTGTAGTGGGGCTTTCGATTTCGGGAGACGCCCAACGCGTAACGGATTTCCGCGACGCACCGTTCTGCACGAAATACGTGCTGGCTCAGCTCCTGGGCATGGAGCAAATCACCGAAGACGTGGTGCGCGGCTGGATCGAAAGCCACACCGTCCCGACCGTGAAAATCGGCCGTCACCGCGTCATCAACCTGCACCGCATCCGCCGCGACCTCGACCGGGGCAAAACCATCTTCTGCGCGGGGGATTACAGCGATGACTAAGCCGGTCATGGACTACCAAAACTTCCTCTGGCGCCTGCTGTGTGCGCTTAGTGAGGTTCGCCTTTCCAATGATCCACATGGCACAGAGGGTGACTCGCTGACGGAAGCCTCATCGCTGATCAATCGTGGGCTGACTGAGGGCTATATCTCTGCACCTGAATTTCTTCGGCTCAATCGCCTGCTTCGGAGTGCGGCTCTGTACTCCGCAAATCTGAACTTTCCTGATGCTCGTAACGCCGGGCCATACATGCCTACGTCTGTGTGGTTCAAACGCCACAAAGCTGAACTGGCTGCTGAATCAATGACTGGCGTGATCCATATGCCCGGCTACTACGTTGTCGATCCTGTTCATGGGAAGTCTCAAACCCTGGAGGCGACCAATGAAAAGCCTGAGCCAGTACGTTCGCCAGCCGCACGCCGACACCTGCGACTGCTCTGTGTGCTGGTCCCGACGCGCAATGGTTCAACCCGCGCCCTGCCCGTCCACACCATGCAGCCATTGCCGCCCCGTGCACGTCTCCAGGGACTTATTGACCGGACGCTGGCAAGTGAAGCCGGCTTCCATCTGCGCGAAACACAAGCCACCGCGCCGACCGCCAGCGTTCTGGAGCGTTGCCTTCCAAAGCTCCACCTCCGTACCAACGGACGAGTTTCCGTTCTAGGGGTGAGCGCATGAGCCGCTTTACTGCTCCCCTCAAGGCGGTATGTGCCTGGGCGCTTTACTTCCTGATCTTCTGGGCCGTGTTCCCACTGGTCAGCGGTGCAATCAGCCTGCTCGCCTCGGACACCACCCGCGCCATTGTGGCCGCCGTGGTTGCTATGGCCGGCTTCATCTATTTGGTCATGACCAAAAGCCTTGGGCTGCTCGATGCTGCCGAGTGGCTCGACTCCTGCCTAAAGCCCCACCCCAGCGATCTGGCCAACGCCGCCGATGCTGAACAGGTCAAGGGCCGCGCTCCCGGCTCGTCGGATCACGCTTCACCGATCCGGCGAACGGAAGCACGGGCGGAGCGAACCCTTGAACGCCCACCACCCTGAATAGCCTCCGCTCGTGAGTGTGGGGCAGCTCCACCGCCCCGCGCTCCCGAGCCCTCGGCGGCAAGAGTGGGATGACAAGGGCAAAGCCCTTGGTGTTGAACAACTAACCCGCTGCACCAGCGGCGCTAACTGAAAACCTCGGCAAGTCGAGAACCCCACCTGGGCAAAAACGCGAAGTTTGCCCGTGTGGACCCGCTCGGCCTGCTGAAAGGCAAACCCGCGCAATAAGGCGCAACCAAGCGAGGAAACACAACATGGCACGCACCACTATGGAACTGGCATTCATCAGCGCTGAGCGCGTGAAGTTCGACAACGTCGACCTGATCAAACTCTATTTCGGCGATGAACCGGACGGCGAAAAGGACCTGGGCGTTTCCCTGCTCTCGATGCAGGTATCCGAAGACGTCCGCGAAGAAGTATGGGGCGCCTGCAAAGGCCTCGACGTGCTCGAAACCGTCCGCGTAACCGCCGAAATCGAACGCGGCTCCAAGAACGCCGGCAAGTTCATCGTCCTGCACGTCGAGTCGGCCAAGCCTGCTCAGGCCAGCAAACCTGCTGCCCCGCAAGGCTCCCAACAACAAGGCAAGCCGACCGGCACCCAGCCGGACGCGGCCAAGGCCTAACGGGAGGGCGCCGCCGTGCTGATCGTTGATCGCGTGCTGTGCGACTGCTGCGGGCAGCCCATGGGCCAGCTCTACAACCAGTCCGCCCCCCAGCCCGACCTGCTGCCCGATCTGAACAAGGCGCCCGACCTCGTGATCTGCCCCGACTGCATCGCCATGGCTGAGGTCGTTCGCGACCCCAGCCTGGCTGAGTAAGGACGGGCATTGGCAATGACTTACGCGCTCACCTGTGACGGTGCTGTATCGGTCGATGCAGGCGGGGCGCCCCTGTGTTCTGGCAGTTGGGTGCTGATCCAGCTGCCTGAACAGTTCGACCCGAGCCAATTAGACCCAGCCGTGCTGGCCCAGGTGTTCGGGATCGGATTTTCCCTCGTAACCACCGTGCTCCTGATCGGGATCGGCTGCAAAGCCATTCTCGACTTCATCCGGCACGGCTGAACCTTCTGGAGAGCATCACCATGAAACAACTGAAACGCGTCTCCCGCGATCTGGCACTCGCCCTGCCGTTCGCGGCCCTGTCCACCATGACCTTCGCCGCTGGCTGGGACTACAGCACCATCACCAGCGATGTCGACTTCGGGACCATTGCGCTCGGCGTTCTCGCTGTGGCCGGCCTGCTGGCTGCTGTGTACGCCGGTATCAAAGGCGCACGAATCGTCCTCGGCTTCCTCCGCGGCTAAGCCGCTCACCCACCCAGGCCGGCCCAGTGCCGGCCTTTCTCATTGCGAGGTCGTCATGCAAGCGCTGTGGGAATTCGCCTTCTTCTGCATCGGCTGTGCCTGCGCTTACGCCGTTTTCTCCCGCTGGTGAGGTCGTCATGCGCCAAGCCTTTTACTTCGTACTCTGCGCCGTGCTGCTGACCTTCTCTGCGGTGTCCAGCGCGGCCACCAAAATTACCTACTACTACGGCAAGCAAGGTGACTGGATCACGTCGAGGAAGAAGAACCCCGACGCAGCCTGCATGGCGATCCTTTCCGAATCTCCAGAGATTGCTAAGTACAAACACGTTGCAGCACTTGGCGCCGCTGGCTCTGCTGGGGGCGCATGCATTGGCGACTTGCCAACGGGCACCCGCGGTGAATATGGCTACTGGGTTATGACCAGTGCCAACTGTGAACACGGCTCCGCTGACGGTCTGACCTGCAACCCACCACCTGAGCCGCAAGACTGCTCCAACCTGTCTCCCGGCATCTTCAAATCACCCAGCGGCCCCATCATCAACTCCGGTGGGCGCAACTACATTGCTACCGGCTTTCCACCGGGCGCCTCCGTGTGTTTCGGCGGCTGCTCCTACAGCATCGGTAGCTCCGCCTCCAGTTGCTACAAGGACATTGGCTCCGGCACATCTGGCTACTGCAACTATATCGGCACCGGTACGGGCGACACCTGCACCGAACCTGACGCCGCCCTGGGCGCCCCAGGTGACGCCCTCAACCCGCCCGACACGCCAGACGTTCCCCCATCCGATCCCAATGACCCATGCGCTGGTATGCCCGGTTATTCGTGGTCTGGCACCACCTGCGTCAAAGTTCCGGACGATAACGGCAGTCCGCCCGGTGGTGACACCGGTGGCGGCGATAGCGGCGGTAATAACGGTGGCTCGGATGGCGGCTCAGGCGGTGGCAACTCCGGAGGTGGAGACTCGGGCGGCGGCAATAACGGGGGTGGTGACGGCTCCGGTAATGGCGACGGTGACGGCAATGGCAGCGGTTCAGGCGATAGCGGTGGCAGTAGCGGCGGCGGCTCAGGTAATGGCAACGGTAGCGGCGATGGCGACGGTGAAGAAGAAGGCGGCTCCGGCCCTGGTTTCTGCGACGGCGACGACTGTGGTTTCGTAGCCCCCGGCTACTTCGACGGTGCTGAAAAGATTCCTGGCTTCGACGAGTCGTTCAAGCGCGTCTATGACGGCGTCCTCAACTCACCTATAGGCAGCGCCGTTACCGGTATCGCCTTCCCCTCGGGTGGCGGCGTGTGCCCATCCGGCTCCGTCGAGCTGTTCGGCAAGAACATCGTCTTCGATGGCCACTGCACCCTGTGGCCGCAGATATCCGGCATTTTCACCGCCCTCATGATCGCAGTCTGGTCGCTGCTGGCGGTGCGTATTGTCCTGTCCTCTTGAGGTGTTCCCATGCTAGAGAAACTAGGTCGTTTTGCTGACTGGCTGTGGTCGTTCCCCAACAAGCTGCTGGACTGGCTGCAGGAAGCCTATGACTCATTCATCGACTTCCTGGAGAACTTCCCGCAATGGGTGTTCAGCGGCATCTGTGAAGCGGTGGTGAAGTTCTTCGAGGCCATCCCGGTGCCTCAGTTCTTCCATGATGCCGGCAACGCCATGCAGAGCATTCCGCCTGAGGTGATCTTCTTCACCTCCATGTTCAAGCTCGATTTCGGCGTCACGGTGGTTCTGCTGGCCTACCTGATCCGCTTCGTGATTCGCCGCATTCCGATCATCGGGTGAGCCATGGCCATTGATGCTTACACCGGCATGCCCGGCCATGGGAAGAGTTATGGCGTGGTCGAACACGTCATCATTCCCAGCCTCAAACAAGGCCGGCATATCGTCACCAACATCCCGCTGGAAACCGACGCACTGTTGGCTGAGTTCGGCGGCACCATCGACCAGCTACCGGCCGACTGGTTCGAGCGCCGCGACCTGGCCGAACTGGCTCCCAATGGCTGCGTGCTGGTGCTCGATGAACTCTGGCGCCGCTGGCCTAAAGGCCAAAAGACCAACGCCGCCCCGCTGGAAGATAAAGCCTTGCTCGCTGAGCATCGCCACCGCGTCGATGACAAAGGCCAGTCCATGCGGGTCATTCTGGTGACCCAGGATCTGGAGCAAATCGCCTCCTGGGTCACGCTGCTGGTCGAAACCACCTACCGCATCGTCAAGAAGTCCAAGAAGTTCTACCGCGTCGATATCTACCGGGGTGCCGCCAAAGGTCAGCGGCCACCGAAATCGGCCTTGCTGCGGCAGACCGCTGGCACCTTCAAGCCCACCGTGTGGTGCTATTACAAGTCCGCCACGCAGTCGGCCACGGGCGACGTGGGCGACGAATCCAAGGCCGATGGTCGCGCCTCGATCTTGCGCTCATGGGGCTTGTGGGCGTTGCTGGCGATCATCATTGGCGGCGCCTCGTTCGGCATGTACGGCATCAATCGGTTCTTCTCGCCAGAGCCTCCGCCCTCCCAGGCAAAGCACGTCGAACCGATCCCGACCAAGGCTGAACCAGAGGCGCAAAGCCGAACCAGTCGGGCAGCGGCTGCTGTGTACAACACCAAGCCGGATGGCCCCGTCATGTCCCTGACCTGGCGTGTTGGTGGCTACGTTCATTCGCCCACCGGCACGTGGTCACCACCACCCAGGCCAGAGCCTGAGCCGACCGAAGCCACCTACTGGCAGGACTACGACAAGCCCCAGCAGGTCAGCAAGACCGCCCGCGTGGTGCTGATTTCCAACGGCGGCTTGACCCGGATTCTCCCCATCAGCGAATGCCGGTTCTTCCCCGGTCAGGTGGACATGTACTGCGATGTAGACGGCGAACGGGTCACGCCCTGGACGGGCCGTGGAGCGGTTACCAGCGTGATAGATCCGTTGCCGTCGGTAAGTCCGGCGCGCCGTGAGCCTGACACCGGCGCCGGTCAGCGTAGCGCAACAGGCGCCGGTGCCAGCGCGGCGCAGCCGGCTCCCTGACGTCCCTGTAGCACGTCAGATAAACCAATTTTAGTAACCACGTTACACCAGAGAGATACAGAGAATGAGCGCACCAAAGGACTACTACCGCATTGATATCGAGACTGGGAAAGAGAATCCGAAAAGTCGTCTGTTCTGTGATCCTCGAGCGGGTGGTTTCGTGGATCTGTCCAACGTCCGAATCCTGGCCTGCAGCGTCGATACCGTCCGCCAGCTCTATCGCGGCCTGATCCGTCCGGAGATCATGTGCCTGTTCGACAAGCCCGGCACCATCGTTGACTTCGCTGGCCAGCGTTGGCACTCGGGTCGTGTCAGCAAGGATTCTGGCTACCAGTACAAGCTCCAGAATGCTGACCTGGGCATCATCCTGCTGGTGAAGAACTTCAACGCCAAAATCGAGAACATCGGGCCACACCTGAAAATCGAAGTGTCACCCCATGCCATCGACCAGTTCTGCCCCGAGCGCCTGCAAGAGCGCCTCGACTACTACGCTAGCCACGTCCTGACCAACGTCGAGCGCAACCAATGCGCGGTCCACCTCGCGCTAGATCTGCAAGGATGGCAACCGCCCGCCGATCTGGTCGCCCGTATGCACTGCCGCGCACGTGCTGCCCGTGATATCTCCGGCATCAAGGAAATCCAATGGACGCTGGAGTCTGCGACCTACGGCAAAGGCCAGTCCTACCTGTTCGGCTCCGCTGGAGGCGTCCAGCTCGGTATCTACAACAAGACCGAACAGGCCCGCTCCATCGACAAGCTCGACTATTGGGAAGGCGTCTGGAGACGTCGCGATAGCTTCGATGAAGCTGACCCGGACAACTACAACCCGGGACAAGACGTCTGGCGTGTCGAGCTGCGTTATCACCACTCGGTTATCCAGCAATTCGCCTCCGGCTCGTTCGATCTGCAGACCGGCCAGACCATCGAAACCAACAGCTATGCCGCTTTCGCCCCGCACCTAGACGGCCTGTGGCGCTATGGCCTGCGCCAATTCAAGCTGTTGGCCCGCCCTGGCTATTTCGAGCCGATTTGGACGCTGATCCGTGAAGACGTGCGCGTCGATCTGCCGGTCGATTCCCTGGTGGATGAAACCGAGTACAAGCGTCAATACAAGACCTCGCGGGGCTTCTCCGGCAAGAACGTGGAACTGTTCCTGGGAAACTTCGTCAGCCTGCTGGCACGGGAGCGAGTGGGCGCTAGAAAGGCTTTTTATCGGCTCAAGGATTGGGAGTGCTGGCCGGTGATACGCGACCACTATGCCGCCAAAGGCATGGATGAAGACGGGCTGTATAAGCACATCAAAGGCATCCTGGAGGAACGCCATGTGCGTTGGGGGCGCGCTGTATGACGGCCAGGAAAGACGGCAACACCTGGACCGCTGACTTCTACGAAAACGGTCGCTCGGGTCGTCGTATTCGCAAGAAGGGTTTCAAAACAAAGGCCGCAGCCCAGCGCTATGAATCGGAGTTCTTCGCCAGCCTCAACGCTACCGGCCGGCCGCTCGATGATCGCCTGTCGGATCTGGTGACGCTTTGGCATGACCTGCACGGTTGCTCGCTCAAGGATGCCAAGCATCGTCTTGCACGAACCCTTGCCACTGTCGAACGCCTCGGCAATCCGATGGCCTCCAGCTTCGATGCCCTCGCCTGGGCACGCTATCGCCAGACACGCCTCAAGGACGTCAGTCCGCACACCGTCAACCATGAACAGCGTTACCTGTCGGCGGTCTTCTCCGAACTGATCCGCCTGGGTGCCTGGGTCGGCAACAACCCACTGGCCAAGGTTCGCCAGATCAAGACCGACCAGACCGAGCTGACGTTTCTGACCTTGCAGCAGGTCGAACAACTGCTGGAAGAGTGCAAGCGCTCGACCAACAACCATACCTACCCTGTTGCGCTGATCTGCTTGGCCACAGGTGCCCGATGGGACGAAGCGGAATCCCTGCCACGGGGTGCGTTGTTCGGCGGTAAGGCCCACTTTCACCGGACCAAAAACCGCCAGTCCCGGTCGGTGCCGATCCCCAAAGAGGTCGAAGAGATTGCGTTAAAGGTGGGAATGCCGGGGAATGGTCGGCTGTTCATGCCTTGCCGGTCGGCATTTCGATCTGCTTACCAGCGTTGCGGCTTCCACACACCTGGCCAGATGACTCACATCCTCCGTCACACCTTCGCCAGCCATTACATGATGGGCGGTGGTGACATCCTGGGTCTGCAACGCATCCTCGGGCACTCGACCATAACGATGACCATGCGCTATGCACACCTGTCGCCTGATCATCTGGAGTCGGCGCTTAGGCTCTCTCCCCTCGCTCAAGCGGGCTGCTTTCCAAGCAGGTAGTAGCCTTTCAGCATCATAGCTTCGCATGCGACCATGAAAGCCCATCTAGCTAAACGAGGCCTTATGTTCGACATCAAGCAGGATCAAGCCAAGGACGTGATTGACTGGCTGAAAGTTCAAATCACCATTTCGTCAGCAGCCGTTGCGGCTCTGCTTTTCAACGCCAAGGGGCAGGATGCAACCACAAGCTTGAAGCTTAGTGCCGCATTCTTCCTGATCGCTCTGATCGCTTTTATTGCGTCGATCACTGGGCTAATTGAGCACCGTGACTCGCCCACGCCTCGCCTACGCCGCCTAGTGGCCATCCCGATCATAGTTGGGTTTTCGTGCTTTCTAGCCGGTTTTGGTGCAATGGTTTGGGATCTATTCTGATCGCTCTCGCTCAAGCAGGATCTATTGACTAGTATCCGCTACAAGCCAACCGAGCACGGACGCTGACCGCATGAACAAACTCATTCTCGCTCTTATCGCCACCCTGCCGATGATCTGTTCCGCTGAGATCTACAAATGGACAGACGAGAACGGGCGCGTTCACTTCGGTGACAAACCAAAAGACAAGGACAAAGCCGAGCTGCTCTCGATCAAGGTCAATTCCTATGAGAGCGTCAGCTATGAAGCGATCACTCCAGTCCAGGGCGCCGAATCAAAGCGAGTCGTCATGTACTCCGCTGTCTGGTGCGGTTACTGCAAGCAGGCCCGCCAGTACTTCCAGCAGAACGGCATCAGCTTCGTTGAATACGATATCGAGAAAGACCAGCGAGCCCGTAAAGCCTACGACTCAATCGGCGGCAATGGCGTGCCGGTCATCTTGGTCGGCGACAAGAGAATGAATGGCTTCAGCGTCGCCGGATTCCAAGGCGTCTACCAGTAGCACCCTCCATCAGAAAACCCACCCACTTCCCGGCACACACGAGAGAGCAATATGAAATACATCCTTATATTGGCGATGCTAATAGGTGGATACTATTACTATCTTAAAAGCAGCCTGCTCAAACATGAGGGCATGATCAATGCAGTGCTAAGCAAGCAGGCCGAGATGTGTAGCCATCAGGGCATGCTGGATTACCAGAAAATGACCAGCGCAGAATGCAACAGCCAATTCACCTCCAGCATTGAGCGCTGTGTATATGCGCTTAAATCTCAGTACCCTGGAAGTAAGTTCAGCTCGAAAGAAGAGGCTGATGCAGCAGGCTCCAGCCTGGCAAACTGTCTGACAGGTAGAAAGTAATCGGCGTATTTCGTACGTAGGTACGTAGAGGGCTGAAGGCTTTTCGATCAGATCCTCTACGCCCCATCGGGGATAGTTGGTTTACGCGTAGACAGGGTGTAGTCACTTCGTAGTCACTACCCCAGAAACGACAAAGGGCTAGCCTAAGCTAACCCTTTGATAAATATGGTGGCTACACCGGGACTTGAACCTGGGACATCAGCATTATGAAT